TAAAAACTTATAGATTTATAAGACATTTAGAGTATATATTGTAATTAACAAGACTTTTCTTCTATCTCTGAATTATCACTCCAGTCGTAATCCTCAATTTCATAGCCATCAACCACAACCTCTGCATTGTCACCAAAGAAATCTCGCTTATCCTCATCAGACATACTATTCCACTCATTCTCATCTACAAACAACTCCAGATGTCCGTTGCGTAAATGCCCCACTACATAATCAAGTTGTCGTGTTAATTTAATCTTTGCCATTTTCTAATACCTTTCTTTCCTTATTTAACCCTTAACTGCCTTAACGATGTCTTCAATTTTCAAATAGGTTTCTTTCGTAATTTTAACAAGCATTCGCGTAATAGCCTCTTGAGCTTCATTATCAAAACAAATGTCCCATCCAGTTCCAGGTCCTGCTGGGTCTTGCTCCACGTCTGCATAGCTTGAGAGGAAATCCAGTATTTCCTTCGCTTGAGCCTCAATTTTAATACGCTCTCCTGGGTCAACATAATTTTCCATCACTTCATAATAATCCTGCCAGTTATCGACTCCACCGACCTCTAGGCACTTTAGCTTTTCCTGAGCTCGTAATAATTCAATATATTCTTCTTGAGTTAAATGTATCATCTTATTTTTTCTCCTTTAGTAATGTATTCAAGAAAGATAGCATAGTCTATCTTTATAGTAGTTTCTATATATGGAAATACTAGAATAGTGCCATCTAATCTTTCATCTCTAGTATCTAGATTGAGTTCAACATCAATAAAATCTAGATCTGTGTCGATATTGTCTTTAATGTAGTTTATGAGATCTTCTCGTTTAATTTTTATCATACTTCCTCCAAAGTTGCTATGTACCTATTGCCGTGTTCGCCATAAATGACTAATTCTTGAATTATGACTTCAGATAGCTGAATGTTTTCTAAATCATCAATCTGGGCTAATTTTAATGCTCGCTCTGGGCTTGGTTTTCTAGCAGAAGCCACAACTTCCATTCTTTGAACCCCGTCTGAATCGATATAGTGTATTTCCCAAGCCTTCATTCTAATCTCCTACAGGACTAATATCTATCTGCCAGACTTCTTGAATCTCGCTAAGATTGAACCACTCTGGCGGTTCTATTGTCCACACCTGTTTCAACCAATTCTTCTTAGTCAGTTTTGAATCTTCACCTGTGTTCTTAAGGTATTGCTGATACCAATAATCTGAATCATATAGCTCGTCCTGTAAGGCATAATCCCAGAACTTATCTATTAGTTCTAATTCTGTATAATGTTCGGTCCAGGTAGATAGCAAATCCTCTCCCTCTATTTTGTATAGCGTCATTTAATCAACCTTTACAGTTTTTCCATCTACCTTAAAACTAATAGCAACACTTTCCTGTATTTTAATGCCTGGAAGCTCCTTGTCAACTAATCCAGTGTCTACGTGAGTTTTAAATTTCGCAGTATCTGGTACACGTCGATATAATTGATCATCAACCACAACGAAGTCTTCTTCAACCTTTTCTAATCGTGTATATTCTTCTGGAATATTGTTAGGGTCTGTTACTCGAACAGTATTACGAACTGAACAAGTGATTGACCATTTATCTCCTGCCTTAAAACCTTCTTCTTCTGGAGATAACAATTTTTTTATTCCATATTTCGGCATCTCGATTTTCAATTGTTCTTTTATTTGACTGATTTGTGTATCTATAGCTTTTTTTCTAGTCATGAACGCCTTAAATTGCTCACTTTGCATTAAGGCATTTTCTTCATCCAGAAGAGTTATAAGCTGACCTTGTAACTCTTTAATTTCTTCTTCTTGCATTTTATACCATCCTTTCGTTTATATTGTATTTTAATTATATAAAGAATAAGCTTAAAAATCAATACTTTTTCAAATAAAATACACCAGATTGTTTCTGGTGTATTGGAGGGTAACCTAGACTATGGGAGTAGTTTTAATCCACAACTGCTCGTATTCTTGACTATTTATTTCGCACTGACGAGCTTTACGTTTACTCCATCGTATCATTCTAGCTAAGCGTTCAACTTCATCTGGTTCATCAAACTTATCTAAAACGTGGAAGAAATATTGATTGTCAATTCGGTACTTTAAGATCGTAATATTAGATCCGTCCACTACGGTATTCCTTGACTAGATCAATTTTCTCTTCAAAACTTAAGGCTTCAATAGCTTTATCTTTTTCATTGTGACTTGCCCCATCCACGATTTGTAACAAGTCGGCATACATACCTTTTAAAAACTTGGCAGCCTCTTTCTGCTCATCTTCAGTGAGTTCGTTAACAGGCTTAGTTAAAATCTCTTTAATATCCATCTTCATATCCATAATTCTCTCCTCTCATATTAGTATTATATAGCAAATTATCTTAAATGTCAAGCCCTAATGTAAATCGACTATCACTTCTTGCTCTGAAGGGTAATTAGACTTGTAGTGGACTTGATAATGAGCAACAACGTCCTTTACCTTTACTTTTTTAGTCATAACCCTTGAACCAAATGTTTCAGCCACTGCTTTATTGGTGGAAAATGAAGTGTAACCCCTTGCATCGGGTTCACCCTCTCTAATTCCACGATATAGCGTTAGCTCTGTGATTCCTGCGGATCGTAAAGTATCTTGAGTTAGTTGCCTATGTAGTTTATGCTCGGGTCTATTTTTATTCTTTTGAAGGTTTGGTTCACTCAGAAATTCACCCGTTCTACTATCTCGAGGTCCATTTCCCTCTGACCAATCTAGCTGATTTACAGTCACTTTATTTATATCTAATCCGTGTTTTTTAAACTGGTCTACGAATATCTCGTTTATAAGCTTTTCTTCCTGATTAACAATGGTCATTTCAGAATAATAGTCAAAGTCTTTGTATGCTAAGGCATCAGCCTTTTTCTGAGCCTTTACACGTGTGTTAAACCTACGACCTAATTGTTCACTTACTGATAGGTCAGAACCTCCTGTACCCGAGCCTCCTCGCTTCCCAGGACGACCTGCATGCCCGAAGTTGCCTGATCCCTTACCGCCATTGATAACCATTGTTATCACCTGGACTGCTTTAAGCATTGCTTGATTCCTGTTCATATGCTGATTATAACAAAATTCACATAAAGCTATCAATAATCACAAGGTATACCATTTTCCTGCCAATAGACAGTTGCTTTTCTGTTGTTTTCGTATTCTCTACATAACCTAGCGTATTTCTCTTGAATTATTGGAGTAGCATTATATCTCTTACATAACCATTGCTTATCAGGATCCGAAATATCGGGATTATACAAACATAAATCGCACCAAGGAAGACCGGTTACAAACATACCCCATTCCATTTGAAGCAATATTGTAGTTTCAGCATACTCGTAATTTTTGAGGTGTCTTGCTTCGTTAAAAGATTTGCACTCAATTAACCCTATAGGTTTGTTGTCTTGATAAACTACTCCATCTGGCGAGTAGCCTGCAATACTAAATTCATCACTACGAATGAATCCTGGAGTCCTAACCTCTAAACCGTTGACTTGTTCCCAGATATACCTATTGACTGGCTCTAGTTCATGCCCACGTCTTGTAAAGTAATTTCCTGTAAACGAGTTGTTAGTTTTATCTGACAAGATTTGATCAACAGGAGTTTTTTTAATTGCGAAGTTATAAGCATCTGTACCAGTTAAGTACCTACCTCTAATTTCAAGCCACTCAGGTGTTCCCTGTTCTAACTTTTCGATTATTTTCATTACTTCTTATTTAGCTCGATAACTCTTTTAACCTTTTCAGATATAGTGCTTTCAGGTTCCTCTTTCTCTTCGTTCGCTACAATTTTAATTTCTACCAGCTCATTATCTCGATAGATATCATTAAATAGTCCGAATTGTGATGCACACTTTTTAAGAGCATCTGAAGCAGCGGCTTTCATATCGTTACCGAAGTCCACTGGCTCGTTTGTGCCTTTTTTAAACATTACGTCTTTACGACCGTATTGTTCACGTGTAACTGAAACTCCAGTACTTGGGTTGGTAATTGTTAGTCTTCCTCGTACCACTACTGATTTCGTCTTAACTGCCATTTCTAAAGCAGTAGCCTCATCCGTTACGATGCTGAAATCCCAAAAACCACCAAAAGTAGTATTCAAAGCCACGATAACATCAGCCGCCTTAACGTATTTCCACGTACCACCACCCTTAGCTGGGCGTTCATAAATCATTGATGGCGATGTGGTGTGACGAATCTTTTTCAGCTGTTCTAGGTTGAAAAAATTCTCTTTACCTGTTGTTAGGGTTAATGCATCCTGCTTAAGGACTACTTGTTTTTCTGACTTTTTTCCCATAATTTGCCTCCTTTTTATGTATTTATAATAACAAATTACAAAAATTAAATCAACCCGTTTCGTTTATTTTTTTAACTAAATGGCTTATAATTAAAAACACAAGTAATAAGTCAAGAAGGAGGGATTGACATATGGAAAACACACTTAACCATAAAATGGATGACGATTTTATTATCGTACCTAATGAGTTCTTAAGGGCTAAATTATCAGCTAAAGCAGTAGGTTTATACATGTGTATAGCTGAAGTTCTTGCTAGAGGTGGTCGTATATCAGCCTCTGTGCTAGCAGATATGAACAAAGATGGTATCGCTAGCGTGGAAAGTGGCTTAAGAGAGTTAGAGGCGGCTGGATGGTTGCATAGGAGTAAGAAGAAAGATAGTAAGGGACATTTCTATTCAGTATACGAGTTGAAAAACAATTAGTAACCATTTTTCTGGAGGGGTAAAATGACAGGTAGAATAACAACTGAACAAATCTTAATGATGGGTATAAGTGCAGGTTATAATGCTGATTTGGCGATGGAGGTAGGGATAATTGAGGCTATTATTCTCAATAGACTAGTGTATCTTCATCGTAATAACAGTAGGGAAGATGGCTTCACTTGGTATACGAGTAGGGAGTGGAAAATTAACGCTGGATTGAGCGATTATCAAGTCAGAAGAGCTATGAATAGACTCGTAGATCTTGGCTATATCGAGGTGAAAAATACATATATCACAGGCACTCACATAAAGTGTCGCCACCATCGTCTGATTTTTAATGCTCCTACACAAAATGAGCAATTAGATTGTAAAGAAACTAAAGAACCTG